TTTTAAATTTACTAATTTTTTACCTTCTTTTAATGCCATAATTATTCTGTGTTTCCTGGATTATATGGATCAAAATAATTACCATCATCTTGCATACCACCCATGTATTGACCTTTACCTTTATATGCTTGTGCATATGATGCAGTTTTAAATCCTGCTGCTGCTATACTTGCATAACCACCAAACTCTTTTGCTTTACCCATAACTTTAGTTGTGTAAATCATAGAGTCCATTTTTTGATTACCACGCATCATGTTAATTCTTATATTACCAATATCTTTTTGAGCTATTCTATCTATTTCAGATTGAACAGATAAAAAACTTCTACTATCATCATTGTAACCAGAACCTGCTACAATAGCTCTGTTAATTTTTTGTTTTTTAATAGCTTCTTCTCTAACATTATTTTGATCTTGTAGAGCTTTTAATTCATTAAATTTTTTCTCATCTTCATAAGCTTGTATCTGAGCTTTGTTTGCAGCTTTCTGAGCTTGAATACCTTGATAAGTTCCTACAGCTTGAACACCAAAACTAATTACAGCTAATGTGACTGGATCAGCACTCATGCAAAAACTACCTCCACACTCATTCCTAATACTTTAATAGGTAATGGATCATCTTGTGATAATGTTACAGTTGGACTTTTATCATAACCTAAAAAGAAAAACTCTTTCTTTTCTGTTACTGGTGTTAAGTCCGAACCAGCATTGAAATTAACTTGTTGGACTACTAAAGACTTGGCAGTTCTGTCTGATGCTTTTACAGTTAAGTCTAAAGCAGAATTAAGATCAATGATGGCTCTCGAAATTCTTCTAGGTAATCCAGTTAATGGACCTTCTGGTAATTCTTTATCAATTGGCATTGTTTCTATCACAGGTGTATAATTAAATCCTATTTTAACCCCAGTTGCTCTAGGGTTGTTTAAAGTAATAAAGTTAGTACCAGATACAGTAAACGCACCTAAACTACTATTACCTTCAACACAGTTAATACTAGCATTTGTATATATAGAATTTACAGAATGTAAATGACCTTTTACTATAGTAATAACAGCATTATCAGCAGGAGATGCTGCTAAGTTTTGATCTAGATTTAAAGTATAAGTTCCACCACCATTATCTGTTACTGCTTGTATAGAATATACAGTTGCATTACCAGCTATACTAAATGTTTCATGTACTTGTGGTGCAGATGTAAAACCATCTGTAATTAATACAGCTCCACTTTGTGAAGCTCCTTTTACTAAAGGTGTACCTCTTTGAGATACTGTTGATGTTAAACTACAATCTAATGTAAGTGTATCATCATCTGCAAATCTTTCTAATGTATAAACAGTTGAACCATTTAAAACTCTTTTACAAGCTACTACAAGATATTCATTTAAAGCAATAACTGAATGAAAAGAATCATTTTCTCTAGTTGACCATAATCCCCAACCTGCAATCTTTTCATCTCTTACTGAATGAAATATTGCCATTGCTCCACTATGTGTTGTACCATTATTTAAAAAGAAAGCATATTGTTCTGGTCTTGTAAAATTACCTTTAATGATTGCTATTTGTTTAGGACTATCAATAAGATGTTCTGCAAGAATAGATACAGATGTTGATTTATAACCATCTTCAATATCTGAATAAATAAATTCTCTAACTGACTTACCATTCTTTTGAACAAATCCTGCTGCTTGATCAAACATAACTGGTGCAGTTCTACCAATACCATATGGTGTTTGTCTTAATACTGCCACATTACCTGGAGTAATAGTATTGTCTGTTGCTCTTGGTACATAGTATTCACCACCATCTGTAAATACTTGTAGATCTTTTCCAGATAAAAAATGTCTTACTTCATTAACTTCTGAACCTGCAATATCTATATCAATAGATTCATCAGCAGCTCCAGATCCTGTATCAAAATTAAAGTACTCAGATATTCTAGAAGCTAGTACAGATGCAGGTCTATCTTTAACACCACCTAACCATAATCTATTATTATGAAATGTAACTGCTTGAGGAAAACCACGAATAGAAGATATAGTTTGTTCTTTCCAATTAAAGTGTGGACCAGTTCCACTTATAGCTTCAATAACAGTTACAGTAACTTCTGTTGAGCTTGTATAACCAGTAACAAAAACTTGTTTACCATCTACTTCTAAATATGTATTTGCATATGCAGATGTAAATGCTGCAGCTGATGCAGTAAGAGTTCTTCCTGTTCCTGTAGATGCTGAAGATATTGAAACACTTATAGATCCATCAGCATATTTATAAAATGGTTGTTTTGATTTATTAACTCCTCCTGCTGATACCGAGTCATCTTCATCAAATGAAAATGTTTGTACTTCAAAGTTTGTAGCTGAAGTTCTAAATATTTTTCTAATAGGATTATCTCTATGTGTTATAAATATTGTATCACCAAATTGTGCAAAGTTTAATTCAAACAATTGAGCTGTAGTCCAATTGCAGTTTGTAGTTACATTACTAGATAATGCAGTACCACTAATATTATAAACGTCCATTCTATTATTAGACAAAGCTATAATAGCTATTTCATCATCAGAAAATACAAAAGGTATTAATCTACATTCTGCAGGAAGTGTTGCTAAGTAATGAGTTCCTGGTCTTCTCATTACACCACCTTCTGCTAACAATGCAAAGTTTCTACATTGTTTAGCACCATTTATGTAAGCTGGAGTATCTGTACGAGTAGCAAGTAAAGGATTAAGTTCCCCTGCTGAAAAGTTGGTTATTACAGTTTTTAATGATCTTGCCATTATACATTAGTTCTCGTAGTATTTCTTAGGTTTATATATCTTGATGTATCAAGTTTTTTATTTGTAACTTCAGAAGCATCTATGTTTTTAGATATTAAAAATTGTCTATCTGCCATAGCTTTAAACTCTCTAATCATTCCTGCATCTCTTGCAACAGATCCTGCAAATAAAGATGCAAGTTCATATTCTAAAGCTAATCTAAAATGAGCTGGAAAGTATTCTTCTTCTACTCTGTAAATGTAATCTAATATTAAACTATGATTAGCTCCATATGTATTTACATAGATCATATCTTTGTATCTAGTATATGGAATTATATAATCATTAACTGATAATGAAACTATATGTAAGACTCCAGGATTAGCAGGTAATTGATATGCATATTCATACTTAGCTTCTGGAGCTGCAGTTAATAATGATAATTGTTTTTGATTAGTAGCAAACTTCCATCTATGTCTAGTTAATGAAGATTCTACTATGTCTTCATAAACATTAGAAGCAACAAGAGCTTCTGTACTTCCATCAGAAAAAGAAGATATAGGTGAAGCTCCTATCATTACTAATGCTCTTGCACATATATCTACTTTTGTTGTTGCCATAAATTCCTTAAATTAAAGTGAGGGCGAGTTGCCTCGCCCACACAAAGTTTAGCGTTATGCTAATAATACAGTTGTAACTGTACTAGAAGATGATGCTGAAACCATTAAAATGTCGACTACGCCATTTGAACCACCACTGTTAACAAAAATTATGTCACCAGCAGTTAAGTTTTCGTAATCAGCAAGAAAATAATCTGCATTATCTATATCGCCAATCGCATCTCCGTCAGTGTAATACCAAAGAGAATTGCTTGGACCCATCTGTGAAATTTTTTTCACAGGATTGTCTGTTGAGTAAGCCATATTATCCTCCTATTACTCCGCACATTTCTGTATTCTAATACCATCAGTATCAATTAATGTACCACCTATGCTTAGCATAGAAGTAATTAAGTGAGAAACTTTTTCTGGTATATAGTTTACTTCAGTTTTAACATCAGTACCGATACCTAAACCAAGAGATGATTTATGGAAAGCTACAGTATGTCTGTCAGTTGAACCAGAAGTTTCTAGTCCACTGTGTACAAACCATAAGAATCCTAACCATCTTTTAGCTGTCATTCCTCCAGCATATGGAAGCTCACCTTCGCCTACATATTCTACTCTAGAGAATTGATCTAGGTTGATTAGATCAGACCATTGTTTTGGTCCTACTACCCAGTATCTTTGTTGATCATCTGGTACGTCATTAGTATTGAAAAGCTCCATCATAGATTGAGCTTTGCCTAGATTCATTCCAGTACCTGTACCTGATGAGTTGTTAGCAAGTGCTGTTGCACTATTCATAATCCCAGTAATTACGCTATCAGTTTTTCTACCTAAAGCGTAAGCTGCAGATTGTGCAACCACTTGTCTTTCGTCAATGTTTACCTTTAACTCGTCTAACTTGTCAACGTAATCAGCTGCATAGTAATCAGTTAAAGTAGCAGACACATTGCTGTGAGAAAGATCCATTGCTACTACTTCAGCATGTCTTGCTTTAGTGTTAGCAGATCCTTTTGCTACCTTCTGAAACTTAACAGTGTTACCATTAACGCCATTCACTTGTCTTACTAGGTTCTTTAACTTAGAACCCATTCTTTGGTAAGCCATATGAACTTCAGCTTCGAATTGAGTTATAAAGGCATTAGTTATTGAGTTTGCCATTATTAGCTCCTTATTGTTAAGTTACGTTAATATCCGATTATCTTACAAATGCAGGGGACTGTTCTCCATTAAGGGCAATCATTGAACATTTTTAAGGTCTTGCAGCTAGAATAAATTTTAGAATGATTTTAAACAACGCACATTAAATCCATATTTTAGGTATAGTTATAACTTCTCCAAACTCTAACTTACCTTTCTCATCATATGAATATGTACCAAATAGTGTAATAGATTTTTTAGTTTCTTTATAAATCCACATTTGGCTACATACAGCTTTTGCTGGTTCTTGATTATCCATATCAGATTCAGAAATCCAACCAGTTTCAGAAACTGCATCTAGCCAGTGTAGATCCTTTTTAAGCTTTTTAAACTTAAAAGGTTTAGCTTTGGTTTTTTTGATACGCCTTTTCATAAAGCTCAGTTACTCTTTTGACATAACCAGGATCTCTTTTACTTGAATCCCAATATCTTGGATCTTGTAGCATAGCTTTAAGATCGTCTTCATTAGGAGTTACTGATACCTGTGTAGGCGTTGTAGGTATAGGACTATCTTTAGTCAGTTTCATTATTTCTTCAATAACTTTAACTCCTTCTGCAGTAGCAGCTAAAGATGAAAAAGTTTCATAAGATTCTGGAGATAAATGTTTTTTACTCCATAGCTCACTAGCTTCTATTCTTTCTTTAGCATTATCACCAAGCTTTTGCATCTCTGCATTTGCATCTGGTAAAGTAGCAATAGCATTATTAACAAATGCATTAACACCTTGATCAAATTGTTCTTGTGATAATCCATTTTGTTTTGCTGTTTCTTTCCACCATTGTACTATTTCCATATCATCAGATACAGAAACATCTACATTTTCTGGAAGCTCTGGAAGATTAACTTTATATTCTTCTGGAGTTTTATTTAGTTTTTCTTGTTCAATATCTGTTCTGATTTGTTTAGATAAATCTTCAGTTCTTGATCCAAGTTTTTTTTCAAGAGCATTATAACTAGAAGCTAAGTTTTCTAAATTAACTTCTTTTCTATCAGCGTCCCAAAATTTATCTTGTACAAATTCTGGTTTAGTCACAGCAGTTTGCTCTTGCGAATCTGTGGTGACTGGTGCATTTGTAGCATTATCATCTACCATCTTGTTCTCCTTTTTTTATTCTTGTTTGTATTATACCTGCAAGAAATCTCATTCCTTCTAAATGAAATAACTGGTTGCTATCAATGTTAGGACCAGCAACTGCTTCGGTAGTTATTGATTTGATATAGTCCAAGATGAGTTTACCATCATCTCCTTTGAATACTGTAGCAAAAGATTTGTTAAGATTAGACTCCTCACTTGGAGTTCTAATATAACCATCTATTGATTTTGTTTGTATTGGTTTTTTATCTTTTAAATTGTCCCATGCCATTATTGAGGTACTTCTCCTTCACTTGCGGAAGATTGAAGTTGGCTTATCTGTTGTACTATCTGTTGTTGTTCTTGTTCATCTCTAATTAATTTTTCTGGAAGATTCATTTTTTCTGCTAAATATTTTGCTGTTTCATTTTGATTTACAATTACATTTATCATTTGTGGTCCAAATGTACCAGCTATAATTTCATTAAATCTATTAACATCTGATATATCTTGCATATGTTGAGCTTTAGCTAATGGAGATCTTGCAGCTACTTTAACTTCTCTACCATTAACTTTAGGTAATTCTATTCTACCTTGTTTAGATAATAATCTAATTATTCTTTTTAATAATGGGTGGATAAGTTCAGATTGTAGTCTACCAAAAGAGGAACCTATTTGTCTAGATAGATCTGCCATTCTTTCAGAAACTTCTGTTGCTGTCATTGGTGTTCCTTCTGGTCTACCAAGAGTTTCCATGTATAAAGCTTTTTTAATATTCTGCCTCATATCTTGTAACACTAATTGTGCTACATCAAAATTAGATGCTGCAGGAATAGGATTCAAACCTCTTGATCCCGGAGCTACAGGTATTAAAGATCCAGGCACTAAAGAAATATTATCTGGATTAATTACTCCATCATCTTCGTAAGTATATACTCCAGATACAGACATCTGTGCATTTTGTAATATTAATTCAATTGTAAGATTACAAGTTTTGATAGCACCCATTGCATTAAAAATTGGTCCTCTACCATAAACTTCACCAGATGCTTTGTTCCATCTAAATACTAAATATGGATTAGCACCTTCACCTGTATATTCTTCTTCAAAGATAACTGCTTTAGCATCTTGCATTACTACACAATATTTAAACTTCTCTACATTTTCTTCATACACTTTGTAGATAGCTTCTATAATTGTACAATCTTTTTTCATTTTAAATGGATCAAAATTTTCTGGCATAACAGCTTTAGGATATAAAACAGATATATGTTCTGGCTTAACTACTCTAGTTCTGTAAACTGTATCTATTCTACCATCTGGTCCATTCATTAAACAAATCTTTGGTAATGGTACTGCTGTAAATTTTATAGGATTAACTGCATCACCTTCTTCTACAAGCATACACCCAGTACCTACAGCTAGATCCATAAAACATTCATGTATCTCTTGATTGAAGTTTGAGTTCTGTAATACTTCAAATACATAATCTGTTATTGCATCTAATGATTTATTTATTTCTGGTTTTTGTTCTTGTGGTATTTCAACACCTGCTTGGAAGTCTGCCCATCTAGCAAATGTAGGAACAATACCTGCTTGTAATCTAGATGCAAATTCTTGTACACCTACTACTGCTGTTTCATCAAATATTTTATCAGTTCTTTTTTGTCCTGGCGATTCTTCATAAAAAGATTCTCTATTAGGTAAGCAATACTCATATGCTTCTTCAAACTTTTCTCTCCAATGATCTTTAACAGATACAGCTTCTTGATATTTTTTTAAAATAGCTGTTGCTTTATCTTTTGAATCTTCGTAATGCATTTTTTAATTCTTCTATTTTTGTTTTTATTTTTAATATTATTTTATTTATTATTTTCATTTTCTATACCTTTTTGTTTTTGCTGCAACCCCTTTTGGTTGTTTAACAAATTGTTTACCTTTTTTAAACCCTTTTGCTTTAGCTCTGTTAGTAGCTGCTTTTTCTTTCGCAGAAAGAGCTTTCCAAGCTTTGTCTGGAAGATAACGTCTTTTACCTTCTGACTTCTTACCACTGCTCGTTCTCCACTTCTGTTTGCTCCATTTCGAAAGCTTGTTTGATTTTGACTTAGATCCTCTATAGCCTCCACCTGCTTTCTTATAAATCTTAACAGCAAGTTGCATAGCTCTTGCACTGTGTTTTCCTCCCATTCTTGCTTTGGCTTGAGCTTTAGCTCTTGCCCATAAAGCAGGTTTTGTTTTTTTTGCAGTAGCCATTATTTTTTCTTCTTATGTCTATTTGCAAAATTTCTAGCAGATTCTACACTTCTAAAACCCCAAGCTCTTAAAGCTAAAGCTTTTCTTGTAGGTCTGCCTTTAGAGTCTTTCATTGGTCCTTTCATTCCTGCAAACCTTGCAGCAAAGCTAACCTTTCTTCTAAACTTCTTTGTTCCTTTTGGTGGAGTCTTTTTAACTGGAGGTTTAAGATTAGCACCTTCTTTACGTTTAAAGTATGCTCTACCTTTTGCAGTTAATCCACCTTTAGGATTTTTATGTTCTTTTCTCATTAACCAAAAAAGCCTCTACCACCAGCTTTGGCAAATAGAGATCTAGCTCCTATAATTCCTTTTGCTTTTTTTTCAGAATAAACTCTTGCAGCTGTTTCTGCATCTTTAGCTCTTTTTTCTTCAGCAGCTCTATCAGCAGCAAGTTGTCTTTCTAATGCATCATTTCTTGGTGGTGGAGATGGTTTTTTAAATATTCCGCCCATTATCTGTCCTCCTCTAAATCGTCATCAAAATCAATATCATCTAGATCATCAGATGTAAGAGAACCATATCCTGCTTCCATCTCTGCGATTAAATCATCTTCTTGGTCATGAAGATCTTTCATCTCATCTATTATTTCTTGTATCGATTTTTTCTTTGGTTTTGGCATCTTGATCCCAAAATGACTTATATCCTGCTTTAATCAACGCACAATAAAGTTGATAAGGTGTAAAGATCCACCACTTGTAATAACCAATTAATCTCATAATAAAAGCAACACAAGTAATATCTTTTATACGAAGTAGATGCCATTCGTCTTTGACTGGGCATCTTAATACTTTAAAACCTTTTAGATAAGCTAACATATTTTCTAGCTCTTGTTTTTCTAGAAATGATAATCTTATACCTGCGTGTGTAAATTCTAAATGAACCCAAGCATTATGTTTGCTGTTAAAAGATAAAGCTCCACAATGTTTATAACCTTTTCTTAAGAAGAATAACCAATCTGAATAAGGGTGGTCTTCTGCTTCATAGAAATATACTAGCCATTCCTTTTGAACAGATCCCATACTTTCCTTTTAGTTGGTCTTTTAGTTTTAAATACATCAAAATCTCTATGAGCTATTGTTGGGGTCTTTTTAGTTTTACCTGCAAGAATAGTTCTACCTTCACCAGCTCCCATCATTAAATATTGTAATGCATCATGGACGTGAGAGTATCTATTCTTCAAAGGCTTCTCATCATATCTATCTCCAGATACTTGTAGTCTTCTATAATGATAACCACCATTAAAACCTTTTTTAAGATTTACACATTTTCTGTCTAGCAAGAATCCTGGCTTACCATCTAGTAATCTAGATAGAGCTGCATCTACAGCTTCTATTCTCAATGCTACATCATTAGATGGAGCTGGTAATGCATTAAGTCCTTGTTGCCGCATTATTTGAAATGGAGTTCTTTCATCTGTTTGTGATCTAAAATCTCCAGCAGGATCACCATAGATATGTACTTCATAACCTTTATAGTATTTAGCTATCTCTGATCTTAATAATTCAGAAAATCTAATTACACCCATATCAAAACATACAAGCTCATTTACAATATGCCATCTACCTGTAACTAATCTTTGACCAAAGACTGCAGCAGGAGTTAGTCCAAAGTCTACTCCAATGTAGATAGGTTGTTGTAAAGCTAGTTGTAGATCTTCTTTTGAGTTATGTAATTCTTCTTTAAAGTTTGGATATACAGGTTTACCTTCTTCAATAGATCCAAGTTTATTTAAAACATAAACATCTATCCAACCTTTTGTTTTACCTCTAATAATATTAGAATAATATTTTTCTGTAAGGTTTGATTTATTCTCTGCATTGTCTGTTGGTTCATATGCAGTAGTCATACCATTTTCTTTTTTTTCTATCATAGCTGAAGGTTGTGTATAGAAACTCCAGTTATCTGGTTTAACCAACATCAAAGCTTCTTCTCTGGATATGTGATCTGGTACAGGTACATCACCTGCCATGATTGCCCACCAATGATCTTCTTCTGGAGCATTAGTATCTGCAATAACTCCATACCAAGAAGCTCCTCCTTCTCTCATACTAGGAAACCTTCCTACCCTCATTGTACAAGCATCTATAATAGACTTAGGTATTTCTCTAGCTTCGTTTACCCAAACGCCTGTAAGCTCTAGAGATAATAGTTTCTTAACATCTTCTGGTCTATCAAGAGCTAAGAATATAACTTCTATATCTAAATCATTCTTAAGTATTCTATGTGTATAAGGTACACTCCAGGCAAAGTTTCCCCAGACATCTTCTGGAAACCAATCAAGCCATGTTTTAATTGTTGTTGTTCTTAGCTGTGGGTTTGTATTTCTAATTACTGCCCATCTTGATTTACGAATACCTTGTTCATTCTTTTGTTGCAACAATGCTCGTCTAAATATTTCTATACAACAAGATACTGATTTACCAGAACCTACTGGTCCTCTTATACCTCTAAAGAAGTCATCTGACTTCATGA